CCAAGATCTATTACTCCCGATGATTCTATTCTCAAGAAAAGATTCAAAACTTCTTCCTGTAATTTTGACTTCTGTTTCTTTTCCAATTTCTTCTTTAATTTCATGGTTTTCTACAACCATTACTTCTGTTGATTCCGTATGTGAAATCATAGTTCCTACAGGAAGTAATTTGTGAACCATTGCTTCTGCGTTAGCAGTAAATGCAAAATCGCTTATGTCACGATATCGCTCAATCCACATAATGGTTTTTAAACCATTGATAAGTTCTCCTTGTTCTAAACGAGTTGGGTTTGTTGGATTTCTAAACTTAAAAATTTCCATACTACACGCCCCAATACGTCGGGTAATACGTAATATGATCCCAACTCACCTTGTCTGAACAAATAAAGGTATTGTTTCCAGGAAAGAGCACTGGCCAAACAGACGTAGGTATAATACGGTCTACTAAATGGATGATGCTAAATCCTCGAACTAGATACAAATATCGATTGTTGTTTTCGCTTGAAAAATGCAGTTCGTCTCCAGCAACAAAATTAACTAAAGAACTTCCTGTAAGATTAACCTCAAAAGCCCAGTTTGGAACAACTGTGTCTTGAATAGAGAAATCAACAATAGTGCCTGTAAATATAACTCCAAATCGAAATCCATGCGGTGAAGTCGATTTATCATCTATAATCGTCGTAAGCTTTGGATCTAGACCAAGCAAATTCACATTTACCTGTTCCAATGCCTTCAACATTGGATCACTGCAATTAATCGTTAGTTGGACTTCTGGATTTTTTGTAAAATGAGGAGCTTCAAACTTCGTGATAAAACCAGATATAGCAGCTACTGTTGTATCTCCGTTGTTAAACTGTAACTGAATAGAACCAGTTCTAGACGACGAGATTATTTTATAAAGATCATCACGAAGATCTGAATATGATTTACCAAGTCCAAAAGTTGGGTTCAAACTGATTTGTATAACAACGTCACGATTTTTTAATGAAAGGTCATAGTGCTTCTCGTTTGATAGATTAGAAACTCCATAAAACTTAGATGTAATCTCATCAGCATCAAGCCCAGTAATCGATTTGGCAATATAAGGATTCTGACTCGTTGGATCTCTAAAACTCAAATTAATAACATTGTTAGAGTTAGACACAACTATGTCAACACTAGTTACTCTCATGAAATACCCAACTCCTCCTTTGCCAACACGATCTGGCTCTTCGTGTTACGATAAATATCATTAGTCGACAACGCTTCAGGAGCATAGATGTTCTGCTCGAACGTAATCTCAGACGGACCAGTATAAGCCGTACCCTCACTAGATGTAGACTCAAGATCTGTGGTAGTCGAAATAAGACGAGCTCTATCATAAGAAACTTCGGGTGTAATTGATGAAACTGCCATAAGACTATTAAGATTTCTAGATGCCATTTGAACTTTAGTCAAATCGAGAACCGGAGTAATAACAGGATTAAACTCATCCATCCCAGCAAGGGAATCCGGAATATGGCTTAGAGAATCTTGAAATGCATTAATTATACGTTCAGCATGCTTAACAGCACTATTCTCAGCCGTATTATCATTATCAAGAGCATATGCAAGACCATCAGTCAGAGTTTTACCAATTCCAATAAAGACCTTAGACGGTGAAGCACTCTTAAAACGGTTCATAAAGCTACCAATTACCCCGTCAGCCGTACTATTTGATGCATTATTAGCATCCTTCTGCCCACCGAAAAGCCCTCCGGTCAAACCAGAAATAACGGCTCCTGCAATATTTTTACCTGCAGCTCGAAGCTCTGGGGCCTTATCCCGAATAGCAGTAGCCATCCCATTAAGAAAATCAATCAAAATATCAGCTGCAGCTCTTGTAAACCTTACTGCATTCTTAGCAAGTCCATCAATAAACGCTAGAACAACATTAACACCAGCAGTAACAACTCTCTGCATGTCTTTACCAACACCTTCAATAAATGAAATAACTGCACTTACACCAGAAGTGACAATTCTACTAAGATTTTTACCAACTTCAGTGATAAACGTAGTTATAATAGTCGCAACCGCAAAAATAACTTTACCTAGATTATTAGAAATACCACTAAGGAAGGAAACAAGAAGATTTACACCAGCCGCAGCAATATCAGCACTACGGCTTGCAATCGCTCCTAAGAATGAAAGTAGCAAAGATACAGCAGCTGCTGTAAGTTTTACTGCATTCATCAAAAGCGTGTTAACAAACTTAATGATAATATCAACGGCAAGAGTTGCGATCTCAATCATATTATCACGAACTCCTCGCAGCAATTCCATTAGCATTGCAAACCCTGTTTGTAGAAGCTCAGGGAATTTTGACCGCATAAGAATAAGACCAGCAGTAATAATTGCAGCGAGCGCTTCAGCAATCTTTGGAGTCAGTTCAATAATTGTATCAAGAATTTGAACAAGCAACACAGTAACAAGCGCAAGCAGCCGAGGAGCTGCCGCTAGAAGTTCTTCAGCAAGTTGAATAAGACTTATGACAAATGCAGTAATTAATTTAGGCAAAGCCATAATTACCATATTAATAACCTCAAGAACAACAGCAACACCAGCTTGACCCGCTCTAGCTATAGTCTCAAAAGCTTTAGCAACTAAAGAAGCACCGATACCGAACAACGCAAAGGCAATACCGAGAAGTCCAAGTGCAACACCAAGACTAAATAATATTGGAATAATCGGTCCAAGGAGCAGCGCTGCTCCTCCAAGAACGAAAAATATAGCAGCCATGGCTCCCAAACCTGTAACAATCTGGGCAATACTAAGCTTTCCAAATTTCTCTAGTGCGTTTGCCAAAATAAGTATAGCAGCAGACGCAACAATAAGCGCTCCCGCTCCAGCAGATGTGCCAGTCATTAAAATCATAGCAACTGCAAGAATACCTAGCATAATAGCAATCGAACCAAGTCCCTTTGCAAGCGTACCAAGACTAAGAGATCCCATAGATTCGACCGCTTTAGCCATTACATTCAAAGCAACACTGAGTACAAGCAAACTCGCTGCCGTTGAAAACATATTAGGAGGCATAAACCACATAGCTTCAGATATTATCAAAAGACCTGCTCCAATACCAATAAGCCCCTTAACCATCTCACCCCAGGACATACTAGCAAATGCTTGAACAGCTTCAGCAAGAATAAGTAACGCAACCGAAATTGTAAGAAGACTAATTCCAATAGAAACCAATTTAGCATCATCAGGCATGTTGTTTAATGCCAGTACAAGAGCTCCAAGACCAACTGATATCCCAATAAGACCTTTCGCTAATTCAGCCCAGGACATACTACCAAAAGCTTGAACAGCTTTGGCAAGAAGGAGAAGAGCAATAGATATAGTAATCATGGCGAGTCCCGCTTTAAACAAACCATCTGTATTTTCAGCGATAAGTTGTGTAGAAGTAGTAAGCACAATAAGACCACCTGCTACACCAAATAGACCTTTACCGAGCTCTGCCCAACTGAGACTAGACAACATCCTAATAGCAATTGCCAAAAGAATCATAGCGCCTGCAATAAGAATCAAAGCACCGGCAAGAACCACAAGTTTAGCTCCAGCTTTGGGATCTGCCGTGATTTTTTCCATCAAAGCCAGTACACCAACAAGTTGTCCAAAACCAACGCTCATAGCAACCAAAGCCTTTGTCAAAGCGGCCGAGTCAATCAAAGACAAAACTACAATCGATATAGTAAGAACACCAATTGCAAGAGCGAGCTTCATAATCGCTTCAGCTTTGAGCTTTAACTGCATCGCTTCAAGAGTGCCTGTTAAACTATCTAAAGCACCACTAATCCTATCCATAACACTGGTAATACCACCAAAATCAATTTTGAACCCACCACCGAGAAACTTCGAAAGAAGTACACCAATACCACCAAGAAGACCAACGTTAACTACATCTATCGCAGCATTGAAATCACCAGGTTTAATTTCCTTAGCAAGATTAGTCCCAAGTTCAGAGAACCATTCAGAAATATAATTCCAAATTTCTTCGAAAACGGCTTTAACGCTTTCAAAGATACCAGAAAAAGCACCTTCAAAACTAGATCTAACCTTTTTGGAGGTTTTATTTATAGAATCAAGGCGACCTTCGATACGACCAAAAATCTTTTCTACATTCTCAGCACCAGGAACCCCTTTGAGAAATCCGATAATAGTAGCTTTGATTTCATTGAGAGAATCGACAATAATATCTTTTAGATCATCAACATACGCGGCAGGGTCTTTTATAAAACCGGTAATAGCAGCACTAAGACGATTAAAGAAATCAGAAATACCATTAAAGTTAACAAGTTTATGCTTAAAGTCGACAATCTTCTCACCAAGATCAGAAAGGTATTTAAGAATACCACCACCAGAACCAGACAAACCGGCTACATCAAAAAGAGCAGAGAAAATATCACCAAACAACTTACCAACTTCTTTAACCGCTTCAAATCCAATAGTAAGCGCAGCAAAGATACCACGGAAAATGTTTTTTACAGATTCCGCAGTTTTACCTCCAATCTTTAACTTAGCTGTAAAATCTGCAAACGCCTCAGCTATCTTTTGAAGATTTCCACCCGCGCTCTTTGGAAAAATATCCCGAAAAGCTTCTTTAATTGGAAGTATCAATGCTGAAATTGCACTGAAAATATTTTTGATTCCTTCAGCGAACTTCGGCATAGCTTCCGTTATATCAGTGAAATCTATACTATTAATAAACTTAATTAAATTATCTGCTTTAATACGCGTAATTTCAGTAAATGCTGTAACAAGAGGCGCAATAGCTTTAGCAACTTTATCAATTGCGGGAGACAATGCATTAAATATGTCCCGCTGAGTCTCCAGATAAGGAGTATAGAAAGCTGCACCAATTCGAGATAAAGCAGCTCGCATGTTAGCTAATGAACCAGTATATGTTTCGTTAGCTTTGGTTGCGTGCTCACCAAAAGCTCCGGACATAGCTTTAGAGAATGTTTTAAAGTCTAATTCACCATTAGCTGCCATTTCACGAACTTGTGCTTCTGTCTTATTGATCTGTTTACCAATAGCAGCAGCCGCATTCAAACCTCTAAATGAAAATTGATTCAACTGTTGGTTTGAAGCTTTACCCATACCGGCAATTGTCGTGAATATGCCAGCAATTTCATCGAACGATGAGTTTGACATTGCAGCAGCACCAGCAATACCACGAAGAGCCTCTGTCATATCACCGCCTACTTTAATACCAGACGCTCCAAATTGAGCAGCCGCTTTAGCTGCGCTATCAAGCCCATATGCAGTTCCTAGAACAGCTTCTTTAGCACTCGCCATTGCCGCTTCAACATCAAGCCCAAGACCTCTGAATTGGAACTTAGCATTCTCGATGTTTAGAGCCCTTTGCTTACCACCACCAAGTAGAGGGTCGAAGACCAAACCAGCCATTCTTTTTGCTGAATCTATCGCCGAATTTGTTAGGCTTTGAAGGGCAGTGAAAGCAATCGCACCAAGAGCCGAAAATTTTCCGCTAATATTGTCAACAGCTTCACCTATCCCATCGAGGCTGACATCTTCGGCGGCCTCTGACATTCCTACAAAAGCACTTTTACCATCAATCCTACTAAGACTTTTGTTTAGATCGTCAATACTTTTTAATGTCTCACCAATGTTCTGTTCAAATGATTTATTATCAAACTTAATTGATACTATGCGATTCTCAATTTCACTCATTTGGTCACCTCCCTCCAAACATCGGCAGCAATCTGATCAAATATAGGACGTATAGCGGGATTAATAAAGTCTCTTCCTTCTACGTATCCCCCAGTACCAGTTGCATGTCCATACTGAATAAGAATGGCAACTGGTGTATCTCCTGCTGTATTGGTGTTGTACCACTCAATTCCAGGACGTTTACGATCTTTAAGAACTCGAAATCCCCATGAATTAGCAGTCAAACTAGACTCTACTGGAGTTGCACTAGCTAATGCACTTACACCAATACTTCCATAACGATCAAGACCTGCAAAAATATCACCCTTTTGCATACGCTCAAGAAACGCTTTAGTATCTTTGAAATCTCCTCCACTATTAATTCCGATCATAGAAACACCCCTTAGTAAGTCATCAATCCTTAAAAGAGTGGGGTAACATAAAAATGGGTACGACCATAGTCTGGAGAAATATTTAAAAATCCGCCACTTGTTTGGAGACATTTTGGTGTCAAGACCGTGCCAGAAGCAAACCGACGAGTTACCTGTCCGCTCTGACTACAATAATTATTCTGCGGGGAAGCACACTCTTGTGCAGCAAGCATGTTCGTACCGTCCCAAATATAACCCAGTCGACTACCATTACCATTAGTAACCCACACTATACTATAACCAACGATATAGAGACCAGCCGTTCCAATGGTAATCGCTGTACCATTCCACGTTCCCGATCCAGTAAACTCATCTACCGTAGGCATGGGAACTTCTGTAAAAACACCGTTTGGAATTGCTAATGCTGTAGTACGACGGGCCTGAAAATGTGAATTCAATTTAGGAATATTACTAGGAAGGTTCCACGCCGTTCCGTTGTAGATTAAAAGCTTTTTCGTGTCCGTCTCATAAATCATCATACCCACAGTTGGATTGGCAGGACGAGTCGTACTGGTAACCACTGCGGGAGGACCCGCAAGACCAGTATCACCCTTTACACCTTGCGCTCCACGAACACTTCCTGCATTAATCTGAGCAGTATCGTATCGTGTAAGAATAAGGTCATTGCCTACAACATCTCCATCAATGATGGCCGAATCTTCAATCTCCTTCATTCTAGCTGCTGTGTAAACAGTTACTGTAGCCACACATTCTCCTTATTTAATCCATATCGGTCCTATCTATTATTTAAGTCACCTCCATATTACTATTTAATCATAAACATTACCCTTAAACGCCTCCAACATCCTCGACAACAATAAAGCTTGGAGCATTACTTCTTGCATACAATGCCACTGCATTAGCTCCTGTTGCACGTTCTAAAGTAAGTTTATAGGTATGAATTCCAGAAGCAGGAGTTAATAAAATAAATCCTGACTGATGAAAGGCTACACCCGAAAGAGCAGGAGCAACAAAACCCGCATATAAGTCGGTAAGTCCCTCTCTTAATCGCAAAATAGCATAACCATCAACACTACCGTGAACAATCCCTGCATAATATGAAATTTTTATACGCCTCGCCACACCCAATGTAACCGTGGTACTCAAATTAGTAAGATCAGTCTCAGTAGTAATGTTATTTTGATCAGCGGTGGCCTTACCCGGTGTTCCGAGAACTCCTCCTGCCACATTCTTTGGAAGAGACCACGTCGTTCCATTCCAAGTATAGAAGTTTTTAGTGTCCGTCTCATAAATCGCCATACCCTCCGTCGGATTGGTAGGGCGGGTTGTGCTGGTAACTACCTTAACTCCATCGAGACCATCCTTTCCAGCGGCGCCGGTATCTCCTTTGATACCTTGTGGACCTCGAACATTTCCCGCATTAATCTGGTCTGCATTAAATCGAGTCAGGATAAGATCGTTACCAACAACATTTCCTTTAACAATAGCACTATCCTCAATCTGTTTCATTCTAGCTGCTGTATAACCAGTTACTGTAGCCACACATTCTCCTAATCAGTTGTGTCTGAAATTCTAAAAGTATTTGTATTAAGCCACACGACGTTGGCGTTTAGAATATCAACCTCATATGTGTTAACCATCACAATAAGACCGTCATGACCAGTCGTTGCATTCCACGTTCCATTTCCATTATCAGTAATTTTAATCTGAGGAACTTCACTTAAATCAGTGGTATCAGAGATCATAAATGTCACGTCATCCAAATATACAGCATTAATACCTACAATTTCAAAATACTCATTAATACCAAAATTAATAAATTCGCCTCTCTTAGCAACCGCAGTCCAAGTTCCATCTCCATTATCAATAATTTTGACACGATACCATTCATTAATATAAACTACCAATTCAGACATTGGAATTAATGCAGCTATAGCTACAGAATTTCCATATAAAAGCGCTTCAAGCTCTTCCAAAAGCCAAGGATCAATATTACGTGAATCGAGAATAATGTGTGCGGTTGGACGAAAACCTGGAATATCTTCTGGTACAGCAGTAATGCTCCATTCAAATTCAACAAGGGCAGGTTCTGCTGTAAGCGAAGCATAAGTCTTTGTACTAGGAATCGCCGTCACATTGTAAAGAATATGAATTTTGTAACCCGATACATCACCTTCAAGATCATTACCAATTTGAGTACGATAACAAAGTCCAAAAGCTTGAGGTGGCTGATCCGCATAAAACAATCCGCGTTTTACGGGAGCCAAGCCCTCAAGTTCTACAAACTCATCAGGATATGTCACAGCTTTCATTGAAGCCGCGAAATCTCCGAGTACAACAAGATCATTGATCTTCATTCCGTCATAGTAGACAGGCGAAGACTCTTTATTGAATTGTTCGATGACTGAAGTGAGGCCGTTCCAAGGCACCGCTGAGCCATCAGGTAAATATAAGACGCCTCTATCTAGACCAGTTTCGTAAACTCGGTCTCCGACTCTATCCCAAATTAGCTCAGGCATAGTCCTC